CCCATCTATGTGATATTGTGAAATCCTCAAATAAAAAAGTCTGTCGATGCCGTGGAGAGACACTGTGCTTGGTTATATTTCAATTGTCGTCTTTTCATCATACGCAAGCGGCGTCATCATTTCTCCCAACATAAGGTGTCTAATGTCGAGTGAACACTCACTAGTACTAAAAAATTGTAGGTTTCCATGACAACGTGGGAACACGCCGAAGGCCGGTTAGGGTCAGCAGCTCTATGGTATGCGCAGCAGGGTTGGCACGTCATGCCTTGCTATGGAATTATCAATGGCAGATGTACTTGCGGTGGCGCGCACACTGAACCTAAGGATGTTGGTAAGCACCCGAGCATTCCAGAGTGGAACTCTCAGGCAACTAGCAACATAGACACTGTTCGCAATTGGTGGCCTGACGGAAACCAAAATAACGTAAGTGTGTTTTGCCGCCCTAGTGGATTCTTTGTTATTGACATCGACCCAAGATCAGGCGGGCCAGACTCCTTTGAAAAGTTTGAGGCATTAGTTGAAGGCGCACTACCGCCAACAGTTGAGGCGATCACTGGTGTGTACTCAATGGGCGGCAAGTCAATTCGTGGCCGTCACTTGTTTTATCGCTGCGATCAATCAGAAGCTCTTGTAGGCAACCTTAAGAAAGCCGGTTTGCCTGGTGTTGACATCAAGCACAACGGCTACGTGCTTATCGCACCGTCACGGCATTTCTCCGGCGTCTGCTACGAATGGGTACCTGGTAAGGCGCCTTGGGAGATTCCAGTTGCTGAAGCGCCTGAGGAACTTCTTGCTTCTCTTAGGAAACGATCTCGTCGCTCTGAGACTTCATTGTCTGAAGGCGACTGGGGGTTTCTTGAAGGCATTGAGTTTGGTGGACAGAAGATTGATATTGACAGACTTCTGTCTGACGGCATCGATGAGGGTTCAAGAGCTGTTGATATCTATTCACTGACCTGCGCACTTTCAAATAAGTTTCCTGTCGACACAGAGGCAGGGAAGCTTGCAGTTGAGACAATGATGATTCGCTTTAACGCCGAGAAAGTGCGACCACCGCTCGATCTTGAAGGACCTGGCGGGCTACTGATGCACGTTCGTCGCGCTATTCAATTTGTTCTTGACAATCCAAAGACAGAGCGTATGTGGCCAGGTCTGCAGGACTGGGCTAAGAAATCACAGGAGGAAACTCGTGAAAGTGCGACATCAACTCCTAAGGCTCCTAAGAGTTCTTCTGCGTCGTCAGACTATTCTTACAGCACTGAAAACTTGCCTGGCACTATCGGCGGGTCTGTTCATAGTTCTATCGCTGACGGAGACTCGTTATCTAAGGCGAGCAGGCTTACGAATATTGACGTCCCTAAAGACCCTGACGCGCTTGGAGAAGATGAAGGCGGTGAACCTGGTAAGCGGACTCTCTCAGATACCGGAAATGGACGACGACTTATTGATTCGTTTGGTTCTGCTGTTCGATACACTCCTGGCCTTGGATGGTTTCACTGGGACGGAGGATATTGGAAACCAGACGTAGAAAGTCTGGAGATGCGAGAGCTTTCAAAGAAGATCGCGCCAATTATTGCCAGTGAAGTTGTGCACTATCTTGATGACGCAGACAAGCAGTCAGAGGTTATTAAGTGGGCGCAGCAAGCAAAGTCAAACGCACGCATCAATAACGCAATTGAAAACGCTACGTCAGATCCTAGAGTACTTGTTGGAGTTGACACGTGGGACAGTGGTGAAACACTTCTTGGTGTTGCAAATGGCGTTATTGATTTAAGAACAGGAGAATTACTTCGTGGTCGTCCAGATCTTTACATTACTCGTCGCGCTCCTGTCGCTTACAATCCTGGTATTAGGAATGTTCGTTGGGAACAGTTCATTGACTTCGCAACAGGAGGAGACAAAGAACTTCAAGAGTGGATTCAGAAAGCCGCCGGATACTCACTAACTGGTTTAAGAACATACGATGTTATGTTCTTAGTCTACGGTCCGCCAGGGTCTGGTAAGAACACGCTTGTTGAAGCTCTTGTTAAGGCAATGGGCACATCGCAATACGCGTGGCCTCTTGACTCAAGTATTCTTGCTCAAGGCGACGGGCAGTCACATGGTTCAGATCTTTATCACTGGGCAGAACTACGTGGCCGTCGTCTTGTATGGGTAGATGAATTGCCAGAGTCAGAGCGCTTGAAGGAGAACTCAGTTAAGAAACTTACTGGTTCATCTGAAATCTCAGCGCGTTCGCCTGGAGAAAAACCGTTCACGTTCCAATCACGCGCTAAGCTTTGGATCACTACTAACCACAGACCGATTATCAGTGACGACGCTATGTGGCGTCGTATTCGCCCTGTGCCAATGACGCATGTCCCAGAAAATCCAGACCCTGATCTAAAGCACTACCTATTTGATCCCGAAGGCGGACTACCTGCTGTGTTGTCGTGGGCGGTTGAAGGTGCAATCAAGCTTCTTGGTTCAAGTGCAAGAGACGCGCTTGGCTGGTGCTCCGTCGTAAGCGAAGCTGCAGAGATCTATCGTAAGAATGAAGACAGAATTGGTTTCTTCTTTCAAGAAGAGACTAAAGAAGCTGAAGGTGCAACTACTCCAGTCAAATCTTTGTACGCCGTGTATCGCGTATGGAGCGAAGAACGAGGTGAAAAACCTATGACACAGATTGCATTCCAACGCAAGATTGCAGAACGCGGAATGGAGATCAACGGGTTTGGTTCTAGAGCAGAAATTCTTGGAAGAATGCTTATGCCACGAGTTGTCTCATCTGGAGAAGTTGATTGGGGAATTGCAACGAGGTTTGCAAGATGAGCGCCGTAGTTAAGGTCACAGGGATTGCAAGTGTGTACATGATCAACAGCTACGATGCGACTATCGCAGATGTTCGCGCGTGGCTTGATGAAGTGCAGAAACTTGGCCTGCCTGACAACGCAAGACTTGAATCAGCAAATCTTAAAGTAACTATTAGATCTGAGCACTTAGAAATGACGGAGTGTGGAGATCACCTGCTAGACGACCCGCATCCGGGGATCATAATGTGGAGCGGTCCGTGCAAAAAAGATGAAGAAATGACGCCTGAGGAGTAGATCTTAAGGTACATTTACATTAGGCCTGGCAGCACTTTTGGGAGAGAGTGACGCCATTGGGGTCCGGGATAGAGCAGACGCACGGCTATGCAGATTGCTCTCCCGGCCCCAGCCTTTTATACGTAGTAACAACGTACTTGATCGTTGATGAGTGCCACTTCTTTCCAAGGGCTGTTGGCACCTCGGTTTTGTTAAGCATGTCGGCGATCTTCCCATAGGACAGCCCTGAGTCTCTTAGCGAAAAGATCTGCTCGGTGACCTCTTGGGAAAGCATCTGCTTTGGCCCTAGGTCAACACCCCACTGCAGTCCTTTTTCTCGGCGATCCTTGTGAACGTCCTTTTGGCGCTCTGCAATGATCGCGCGTTCCATTTCAGCAAGCGCGCTCATGATCGTGACTACAAACCGGCCTTGGTACGCCGAGGTGTCAAGATTTAGGTCAAGCATGACAAGTCGCCAGCCATTTTGGTTCGCCCTGTCGATGATCGTTAGAAAGTCCTGAGTTGACCTAGCAAGACGGTCGATTCTTGTGACAAACAGCGCTGCTGCGTCTCCACGGTCAAGACGGTCAAGACTATCGCGTAGAACCGGTCTTCCTTTGATACTCTTGCCCGATCGGCCTTCTTCTCGAAGAAGTTCCATTTTGTCGTACCCGTGGAGGGCTGCTGCCCTACGAAGGTCTCTTTCCTGCGCGTCTAGCGACATTCCGTCGTTGACTTGCATTGAAGTTGACACTCTAGCGTATAATAGAGCTACGTCGTTTTTTAGAGGCTTTTCCATGGTCTATCAGGCCTTTTGCGGTCACTAATGTACAACTTCTCGAGGAGGTCTCAGATCGTAAAGTGTACACCTTTAAGGTTAAGGGTGTCTGAAATATCGTATCATAATAGTGGCCACACCCAGGCACTTTGTAGGGCTGACAAATCTATATCAGAAACTGTCAGAAATATATCATTTATGGTGTCAGTTGGCCGCTTTTGCCGCTTTTTCAGCCCTACGCTGCCGAAGTAGCTCGAAGTCCTTGACTTTAGTGTCTCCCATGTACTCCCAGGCAAAACCGTCGGCAATTAGCGCGTGGTTGAAAGATTGCTCGGCTCCGTCAAGAAACAGCCAGCCGAGGATTCTTCCATACTTTTCGGAGCTGTCCATTTTCTCAGTCTTGATGACAATTACCTTGGCGGTATCAATGGCGTGCTTCAGCCGATCTTTGCACTCAAGGCCTAGAACCTTCTCTATCTTGTCCTTGGTTCGTGACTCGGGGGTGTCGATGCCCGCCAGGCGCACTCGAGACGAGAAAGTGATATCAAACCCTAGATCAATCTCAACGTCGATCGTGTCGCCGTCTACGACCTTTGTAACCCTCTTGACATGGTACTCATACATGTGCATCAAACGCTTTAGTAAATCCCTCGGGGCAGGTTTTTGTACATATTAAATCTGCAATAACAGGTGCAAACGCTGCTCCGATTGCAATACCAACACCCGCTGGCGTTGCCCACAAAGCTGCTGAATCTAAGCTTTTGGCTAAACAGTTTGAGATTATGTTTTTCAATAGCGTGTGGTCAATGCTCTCGCTAACGAATGGTATTAGTAGAAATCCCTCCGTTATGATTTCGCTCATTGCCGCTACTACCGCGGCTTTGGTTGCCATATCTGCAACATAAAGAAGCGGCTGTGCCATAATTGATAGAGCGGATGACGTTGCCGCACCTTCAGGTTGTGCTGGTGTAAAGAAGGCAACAACCCCGGCTGAGACTGCTGCAGTCACCGCTATGTTACAAGCATTTTCATCTACCCAATTGTATGCGTCTACTACACCATCTTTTACTACTTCATAACCTTCTTTTATGTTAGAGCCTATTAAATCTATTATGGGCGCAAGTACTGGTACTACTTCTTCATCCCACTCCTTGGAAATCATGTCTTCCCACGTATGATTCTCTTCAGGATGAGCGTGGATGTACTTTCTGGCATTTTCAGTAAGTAGGTGATAGCCACAGTCTGAACCGGGCCATTCACCGCCCCAGCCGTAAGACCGTACTTCATAGGGGTCACAGTCTGAGCAATGAAAAACAACTCCGATACCTTTTTGTGCTGCCATTTTATTTTCCTCCAGCTAATCTTCACTTAATAGGAAGATTCTAATTGGTACCGTCTAGGTTCACTTTTTCAGCCGCAGTTATTGTAGGATAGGTGGAGGAGGAAGCGATGAATGAGAAAAAGGCAATTGTGTTCGTGCTTGATGATGGGTACGCGGATAAGGCTCTTCCGGCAATTTTGGACGTGTGGGGGTTCTCGGGTAAGAAGTACACAGTCTACATTATGCACGGGGCTAACCTTAGCCAGAATCCAAAGTTTAAGATCAGAAAGCTTGCCGACACTCATGGGATAGATCTTAGGTTCTACGACATAAGCGCTAAGGGCGCGTTTCTTGAGAGTCTTACAACTCAGAACCACATTTCCATTATCGCGTACGCAAAGCTTCTTTTAGGGGACCTTCTTTGGGAGGGCATCAACTTCGCCTACTACTTTGACGCTGACATTCTTGTTCTTCGAGATCTTACCGAGCTCTTTGCCATCGAGCCGGAGAAGGCAATTGCAGTAGTTGATCACAGAGAGCCTGAGCAGCACCTTAGACTTCATGGTACTAAAGGCCGCTACATCAACACCGGAGTCATTGTTGCCAATCTGCCAAGGTGGAATTCAATTAACGCCGTAGAGATGTTTAAAGAGGCAATTAGAACCCACTCGGATAAGTTTATGTACAATGATCAAGATGTCTTTGCGGTTGCATTTGATGATGAAAATGAAGAGCTGCCAATTGAGTACAACTTTATGATGAGCACGAGAGCCAATCCGTACATTGAAGACTGTGAAGACAAGGATTGGGATCCTAAAAAGATTGATCCAGCCATTCTTCACTTCATTGGGCCAACCAAGCCTTGGGGTGTGAACTCGCACGGGAAATCACATAAAATGTGGCGTAAGAGAAACAGTTTTATCTAAGTCTTATGGTTGTATCCAGGGCAAATGCAGAAAGTTGCCGTCGATAGTTACATTTCCGTTACATTTATGGTAAGGTTTTAATAACAGCCCCCATACGCTCCCCTTGAGAGGACTGCCCCAACAATGAAAATTATAGGTACTCTTTTACTTCTTACAGGTTTGATGTTCTCAACAGTGGCAGCAGCAGAGGCGTCGCCATCGCCCGCCGCAGACGCTCCACCGATCGACTACTCGCAAGTTAACTGGACTGAACTAGCACGCTTGATGTACGGGCGGTGTGGAGAATACCACGATCTTGCGATCAGCGTTGGCTGGCCAGAAAAAGAGTGGAAGACTCTCAGTAAAGTTATGTATCGGGAAAGCAGATGCAACACAGGTTCATTTAACAAAACAGACCCTAACGGCGGGAGCCGCGGGCTTATTCAAATCAATGGCTATTGGTGTCGCCCAAGCCGGTACAACAAAGCAGGTTGGCTTCAGGACCAGGGAATTCTTACAAAGTGTGAGGATTTATTTATCCCTGAGGTCAACCTTCGTGCTGGGCTAGCGATGTTTAACTATAGCAAACAACACAACAGGTGTGGGTGGCGTCCTTGGGCTACTCGTTGCACCAACTAACAATGGAGTAACTAATGCTATCAACAAAACTTTTATGGTCATTGCCGGTGTTGTTAACTGCAACTATCGCCGGCGTAGTTGCAAACGCAGATTCAGTAGAGCCAATAGCAGTAGCGCCCGTTCAAGTTGAAAGACTTGACGCTATTGTAGAGACAACAACAACGACAACAATTCCAGCGACAACAACGACAACACTTCTCCCACCTAACTGGGTTCCACCGACACTTCCTCCTGATGTTCCGTGTCAAGAGTGGACGCAGACAGCGTTAGACGCTGGTTGGCCATGGGAACTACTGCCTGAGCTTCTCCGTGAAGTGTGGTCAGAATCCCGCTGTCAAAACGTGATTGAAGGTCACCCACAGTGGAACGGCTCCGACCGAGGGCCGCTTCAAATCAACCAAGTCTGGCTTGATGACATTGAAGCAAAGTACGGCGACTGGCAAGTAGTCAACGATCCCCGATACAACTTTGCTTGGGCTTGGGAAATGTACAGATGGTATGACGATCATCGTGGATGTGGATTTATTCCGTGGTCTCGTC